TTCGATGAGTTCAATCCGCCGTGCCTCTAGCTTTTGCATGTATGCAGTTGCATCATCATAGCCATATAAATAAGGAGTCAAGAGTAAATCTGAAACTGGTGGTTTATATATCTTGATTCCCTTTCCTCTTGCCCAGCCTAAAAAGAATTCACAACTTGGACGTTGATGCTGAAATTCTTGATCTTGTGCCATATTTACCCCATAGACTTGAATATCCTTATATCCCATATGAATAGCAAGCGCTATCATCCAAGAAATTGTGTTTGTGAAATAAACTCTATTTCTAATGTCGGGCTGATCAAGTGCCATATCATCCCCGAATATGTCAAACTCCTCAAGTACTTCCTTTAATGGATATTCAATAGAATTCGGAATATTTGGATGCTTCCGCCACATAATTATTGGACATTTTAAAAATGATAGATTTCTAACTTGTTGTGCATCTCTAATCTTTGGAGGTTCATATCCATGAAGTTGAAACCATGCAGTAGCTCGTATAGCAATTTTTGGTTTATCCATGTAAAGCTCATTTAAAGCCCATATGTCAATATTATTTGCATCAAGTGGGGCATATTTTAAACTATCCGGTGCAAATCCTAAAATCATAACACTATCAGAATACCTTTTGAATTCCAATATCTCTTCTTTAACAGCCACATATTTTGACACATCACATGGTGGTTGAACCGCTACATTAGAAATTTCTACCGTTTCAACTTGTTCTTTAACTTGGTTTTCACTCATAAATAAATGGGCATCTCCCCCCGAAGGATTGCCCTTATCCCTCCCTTATATCTTTTAGACTGATCCCATAACATAGATCTAATATTTAGGATGATCCAAATGCTGCGAATTGGCTATTATAAACTAGCCATGTAGTCGTCGATGCACTCACCATTGAAACTGCTTCCCTCGGATCATCAAACGTGATTTTTCGACCCGTCGATCCTTGAGATGAAGAGAAAACTGTTTTTGTCGATGCTGGTAATATGAAAGTTCTTGCCGTAGTACCAATTTGACTAAGCACGAAAATGGTTTTAAGAAATCCTGCTGCCGTAGGATCTGCCAACGTCCACGTTACTTGGGTCGTGTTTACTTGTGCCAACGACGTGAGTCCTTTATTAGGAATAGCCGTTCCAACCGTTGCCGTAGTCTTAGCTAAATAACTATCAACAAAACCTACGCCTTGGATAAAACCACTACCTACGAAATTAGAACTTGCTGTCACATGAGCACCCGAAAGATTGCTTGATGCTGATACTCCTCTACCCGATACCGTACCCGTGATCACCGCATTAGATGTCGCCGAAATATGAGTACCCGAAAGATTACTCGTTGCACTAACTGATTGGCCGGAAATGTCACTGCTCGCTGTCAACTTAACGACTGTAGCTGTACCATCTGAATCGATAGTTGCCACCGTACTATTTGCAGAATCTTTTATGAAGAATTTTCGCGCCCCGGCTGCATCCCCTAATGTGATCTTCACATCTCCACCAGTTGGTTTCATTGTTATATCAGAAGTTGCAGAAACGACGAAATCATCTGTATTAACAGCAAAGCTTCCAGTTACATCAAAATCACTTGTGGCAGCAAGACCAGTAAAACTTGCAACTCCTAGAGAATTAATACTAGCAACTTCGACTGTTGAAGCATTTAATATGCTTACTTTTGTAACCCCAGCCGTGGAACGCAGTTGCAAATTAATATCTCCATCTGAAAATAAATAGCTGTCAGTTGATGGAAGATTTCTGAGCATATTTGAATAGATTGGCCTTTTAATATACTCATTGCCCACTTTATATTTCTCCTCCTTTCCTCAATATTAATAATTACATTTCTTTAAGTCGTACCAAATGTGCTAGATAAATTCGAAACGACTTGGTACTTAGTCGCTGATACAGCAATTAATTGAACAACCTCTCCCGGCGCACTGAATGCTATAACTCTTCCTGTGCTGGATGAAGTTGATCCATAAAAAATTGTTGTAGTATTCGGGATAACTTTATAGATCGACGACGAACCCGACTGCACTAATGCAATGATGGTCTTATCTGCCCCCGCAAAGAGTGGTGGATCAATATTAAATGTTAATGTCCCCGGTTTAGTAGATGACAAAGTAGTAACACCATATCCAAGAATAGTTGTCGCTGTGCTAGTTATCGCCTGAATTCTGTATCTCTCATCGAATGTTTTCATAGCCGGACGTTGTTCTTTTTCAAACCCCATCTTCGGATTTCACCTCCCGTAAACATGGAAACAAAAATGACCCTAACTTATTATGGTTCGGGTCATTTCCATTTCTTTTAATATATGCCTAAGCTATAGCTGCCGAGAAGAAAACACCGAGATCCGCCCCAATAACTTTCATAGACCATGCAGATTCACCCTCAATACGATTAGCTGCATTTACTTCTACACGGAAATTCTTGATTCTGACACCTTCCGCTCCTGCTCCGAATAGACCCTGCCAAGTAAACAAATATCCAGCCGAAGGTTGATAAAGGCCCGGCGCTGGTGCTGAATAGCCAAGGAAAGCATTCTTTCCATAGACAAATGCATAACTTGCTGTAGCATTTTCATTAGCCGTATTCTGCACAGCTCTTGGTACAAGCACACGCTCAACATCGAACAGAACTGCCAAGATATCTTCCGTGATAACTCCTTTTTGGGTATACTTAACACGGTCAAGGATGTCTGGATGATTTTTCAATGTGGTGTAAACTTCTGGCCCTAGAACTAAACAATTAGGTCTATATCCAGTTTTCCTAGAAATACTATCAGCTTGATTAGTGATATCCTCGATAGGAGTACTAACAATATTATCCCATTGGGTAAAGTCTACAGTACCGACCAAATCCGTACCCGTGGTAGATCCAGTCCATAAACCAGTTGTGAAGAAATGGCTGACCCACTCAACCTCACGCTTAAGAAGGAGTTGTTGAGTTACATAAACTGTATGGGATCTTTCAAGTTGAAGAGGCTGATCCGCATTAGCCCGAGTCTGATCGTCAAGATCTGCATGATAACCAAGTACATCACAATTGTAATTGTCTGTACTCAATCTATAACCTCCGCCCGCAGTTTCAGCACCCGGCGCTCTCACTTGAGCTTCATTACGGAAAAAATCAGCTTGCGAAAAAATAAAATACCTATCACTCTTATTAGTAACAGGCACGATCGGGAACACCTTATTTGCGACAAAATTTCGCTCGGTATCTTGAATATACGCAATTGAAATATTAGTTAATGCACGGTCTACGTGAACATCACTAAGCGTTGGGTTCGGCAAAGTGATCACTCCTTTTTTAGTTATTTACTTTGAATTACTCTCAATTACTCATATTTGCTATCAAATACAATAATTGATGTTCGGATAAATAGAAAAATCCCCCTAAAATTGGCATGCAAAAAGCACGGTCTTTACTGGGGGGGATTCAGTAATTTTAAGGCTCACGCCCTAGACCGTGCTAAATCTTTAAATTTTAAACAACACAAAAATTAGGTAGTCATTCCAAGTGAAGCGAAACTTACAGTGATAATATCCGAAGAGGATGCTGCAGTCTCTAATACTGGCCCATACATAATCGATCTTGCAGAAGGAATCGTTTGAGTACTATACGCTAAACCATTCCCTCTAATAAAGAAATTCTTTCCAACATTTATAGAACTTCCAGCAATAATTTTAGAAATACAACCTTGAGGCCAAATTTCCCCTGCATCACCATTGCCCGGGTTGTTTTGAAGAATTCCAACCGCATTCCTATGCCCAATAGTTGTCCCGAGGATTACAAAATTACCTTCCGTAGCAGTTGAAGCGAATACAGCTTTATACTGACTCGTGGTATAACTGCTAGATGCAATAAGAGAAAAGCTAAGATTTTTAATATCATAAGCCATTATTTTCCGCTCCTTTCTCTAGTGTACTCTTCATAGAGTTTAGGATTTTCGGCTAGGACTCTATCAATGGCTTGTGCCATTGTTTGCCCATCACCTTTCGCAACATAACTCTTGGCTAATTCTTCAATCTTAGCCCAAGAACCATCATTTGTACTAGTTGCATCTGAACCAATTTCCTTAAACAAATCCGACTTTTCAATCTTAGCATTGGCATCTTTTAATGAATTCTCCAATTGCAAACCATACTCAGCCGAAACTTCATATGCTTTCTTCAAAATGCCACCTACTACCTCGGCAGTTCCAATGTTAGGGAAATTTGCTCCGCGTTCTTGATATTCTTTCGTGATTCTGATTTCTCGCTCTGCCTTGAGTATAGCTTCCAATTCATCAGCTTTCTTGATCGCAGATTCATGTTCTTTCCAAAGCATCTGAACAAGTTCGCGGGATTCTTCGGGAATAGCATCAATGTCTAATGATCCGTCCTCCTTCTTCATCCTCTTTTTCTCTGCAACGAATGGTAATTTAGGCATCTCTTTCCCTCCTTTTGGAGTAGCTGGTTTTTCCATTACCTCTTCTTCCATATCACCATAACCAGCCATATCAATCAATTTCTCCATGAATCCCTTCGGCATTTCTTCCTTATATGCCGTCATTAATTTGAGTGCTCCTTTTGCAGCATCACAGGCTTTCTCACTCAACTTCATTTTTTTCAGGATATTTTCAATACCCTCAGAATTATCTAGGTCAATATCCAATTCATTGAGTGATTTCAAAACATCATTTAACGCACCCAAGGTATTCCCTCCTTCTTGCTTTAAAAGTAAGAACAATCGTTCATTAGCTGGCTTACCTACTAAAGATATTTCTTCGACATTTAAACCCGTAAGTTCCATAATAGTAATTTGTGACACCCCCTTAACCGACTGGTTTATCTACAGGGATTCTCCTAGAAAATCCTCCTATTGAAAATCCAGTTAGTTTTTTTTCCTTCACACCTTGCCACATTTTTTCGTCATTGATTTTAACGACCATTACCCATGTGCCTTTAGTTACCTTTTGACCACCAAACGTAAAATCCAACGGCGCAAGATAACTTTCAACGACATTAGCTTTGGCCTTGGCCTTATGTGACTCTCCTATAACTCTAGAATTCTGTAAATAATTGTGTGCAGCTTTCTCTATCTCTTCTGCACCTATCGTGTCATTTTGTGCATCGACACTTCCCGGTTCTAAAACTATGCCATATACAAGTTGCTTTTCGACATCAGCTTTGATTATATCGGCATAAATTACCTCATCATTTTGGGTATTTGGTTTAATCTTTGGCCTCTTCCAATTAGTCGAATCTATATGGACATCCCCTACGGTAGGCAATCCCTTATTAATTTCCTCAAGTTTAATTTTTATCTGTTTCAGTTTTCTTCCAACCTCACCAGAATCATTAAACCTTCGAATCGCCATAGGATGGGGCAAAACAAAATCAACATTTTCACCAAGAGCTTTTTTAGCTTTATGTCCTAGAGCTACGATTACTTTAGGATTAGCCATTTCCAATTCCTTTTCTAACCATTCACCCCAATCACTAACCTCAATATCTGTCGGTTCTCTGACATTTCCCGATTTATCAATTAATAACATTGGTACAGCATTTGTTAGAAATATATCCTCACGGGCCAATCCTAATGGTTTAATATAC